TGTCGATGGAACTGTTGGAACTGGCGCTGTTAGTAGTGCTCTTGATTTCCTAGCAGATGTAAATGTAGTAGATGTAAATCTATTATTTGCAGAACAAACTGATGACAGCGTACTTGTTCCAAATAAGATTATTGAAATTGCCGGCACAACTCGTAAAGACTGTGTAGGATTCATTTCGTGTGATACTACTAGTGATGATGAAACAGAAGTAATTTCTGATTTCTCAACACTTAGTTCAACCTCTTATGTTGTACTCGATTCGAGTTCAGTTTATGTTTATAATAAGTATACAGATCAATACCAATATATACCGGCTGCCGGTCATATTGCAGGTCTTTGCGCAAGAACAGACAGTACTAACGATCCTTGGTTCTCACCAGCAGGTTATAGCCGTGGTCAACTATTAGGTGTAAGTAAACTAAAATTCAATCCTAATCAGGTTGAAAGAGATGCTCTTTATAAGAAAGGCATCAATCCAATAGTTGCTCAGCCTGGTCAAGGTATTCTTCTCTTCGGCGATAAAACGTATCAAAAGAAACCTTCTGCGTTTGATAGAATTAACGTACGTAGGCTATTCATTGTTTTAGAAAAAGCAATTTCAACAGCATCTAAATTTCAGTTATTTGAATTAAACGATGAGTTTACCCGCGCGATGTTCCGTAATATGGTTGAGCCATTCTTACGCGATGTTAAAGGTAGACGTGGTATCAATGACTTCTTAGTTGTTTGTGATGAAACAAACAATACAGGAAACATTATTGATACTAATCGCTTTGTAGCTGATATTTACATCAAACCGGCTAGATCAATTAACTTCATTACACTTAACTTTATTGCAACACGCACCGGAGTTGAATTTAGTGAGATTGTTGGTACAGGAAACTAATATAAATAAAGAAAGGAAACAACTATTATGGCAACTGTAGACAACTTTAAATCAAAACTAATTGGTGGCGGCGCAAGAGCGAATCTCTTCAAAGCAACATTAACATTTCCAGGATACGCTGAAGGTGATGCTGAATTATCTTCATTCATGTGCAAAGGAGCACAAATGCCTGCAAGTGTAGTCAACAACATTGAAATCCCTTATCGTGGACGTCAATTGAAAATTGCCGGTGATCGAATATTCGAAAACTGGACAGTAACTATTATCAACGATTCTGGTTATGAAATCAGAAACTCAATGGAGCGGTGGATGAATGGTATTAACGAACACGTGGCTAACACTGGTCTAGTTAATCCTAATGATTACACATCTGATCTTTTCATTGATCAACTTGATAAAGCTGGTGCAACTACTAAATCGTACACAATCAGAGATGCATTTCCAGTAAATGTATCAGCGATTGATGTAAGTTACGATTCAGCAGACACAATTGAAGAATTCACTGTTGAGTTTGCTTACCAATATTGGGAGTCAAACACCACAACTTAAAGTTTTAACTAAGATATATACAATAAGCGGAGGTCCAAACCCTCCGCGTATTGTTGTATAAATATTATTATGGAATTATTCGGATACGACATTAGCAAAAAAGTATCGGCCAAGCAATCGGCTCGAGAAGAAAAAATCATTTCGCCTATACCTAAAGTTAGCGATGATGGTGCAACAAGTGTTGCAGTAAGTGGAGGAGGATACTATGGAAGCGTTTTAGATCTATCTAACACCGAAGCCATTTCTGATCATGATCTGATTGTTAAATACCGAGATGCAGCGTTACAGCCTGAGTGCGATGCTGCAGTAAACGATATCGTAGATGGAGCTATAGCGACAGGAGACACATCAGCACCTGTTAGTTTACACTTAGAAGATTTAAAACAACCTGCAAGTGTAAAAAAAGGAATATTAAAAGAATTTGCGAAGATTATAGAATTGTATGACTTCAATCAAAAAGCATCAGATTATTTTAGAGACTGGTACATTGATGGTAGGGCTTACTTTCATGTTATCATTGATAAAGACAACCCTCAAAAGGGTATTGTAGAGTTACGTCCAATCGAATCTACACATATAAGTAAAGTAAAGGAAATCGAAACAAAAAGAGATAAAAAGACTGGTGTTGAATACGAACACGTTGCTGATGAATACTTTGTATATTCAAATGGATTAAAAGGTGACTCTACTTCTGGAATTAAATTTGCAAAAGATGCTATTATTCAAATTACGTCTGGTCTTTTAGATTCTCATAAAACACGC